CGCATTCGATACCCGTTCACTTGCAAGTTCGGCTTCTAATTTAGTCACTTTACTTTGTAGATTAGTCATATTTTCTGACTCCTGTTTCTTCTGTCCGTCTTTCCAATCTTGATAGGCTTTGAGCTCATCATCACCAGGTAGTTTCTTTTTCTCTCTAGCAATACGTTTTTCAACGATTTTGTCTAATTCCGCCTGGGTGAATGTTTTCTCTTTTGGTTCTTCCTTTGTCTCAGGTGCTTTTGTTTCACTTTCTGTCACTTTTACTTCTTCTGCCATTGTTTTGTCCTCCCATTTAACGCCTGGTGGCGAATTTACCGTTTATGATGTCCGGCGACATTCCGTTTTACGCCCGTCGGCAATTTTTTGTACTAAAAAAGCACCCTTCCCAGAGTGCTGTTATAACGCTATTATTCTTTTACTAAAACAAAAACATCTACCAAAGATATTGAACTGCAGCCACGCTTCAGCATAGTCCTGTCCGCCTTCTTCGTAGTGTGTAATGTAATGATGGATCAACTCTTCTCACCTCCAACTAAAAAAGAGCCCTCAGGCTCTTGGTTATTTAATTTATTATTTTTGTACAGATTTAATCTCTTCAGGTGTCATTTCATCTAAGTTTCTTCCCGTTCGGTTATAGAACTCAGCAAATTTTCTGATATGTATTTTTTCTATTTCTGGATCTGTTTCAGCGCCAGGATCTAAAAAACCGCCAGCTTCAGCAGCTGCATCATCGAGTGCACGAACATTTTCCCAGAATTCAGTATTTGTATCTATCATGGTTATATCTCTCACTTATCTTTCATATAGTTGTTAATTTTAATGCGTTCTTTTAAATTCTTTCGTTTCTTTAATTCGTTGTTCTATGGCTTTTTTCGAAAAGTCGGTAATTTCCTCATATAAATACCCATTATCTCCACTAATAGGGTTTATATGCTCGGTTCTATTCCAGTATATATCATCTGGTATTCCATCAGGGTAAGCTTTGCAACAAGCAACTTGGTCTTTTCTTGTTCCCAAAAAATGTTTACACGAAACACATTTTGCAATATCAATTGACACTATTTCCGCCACCTTTCAATATATTTTTCAACTAGATTATTAACCCATCCTTTTCAGGTGGTGACTTAGAAAAACTGTGTAATATCTACCTCAGATTGAATATGAACGTCGTTGACACATCTATCGTTCATAACTGCAATAGCTTTCCCATTAAGTGAATATTCTTGTATAATACTGCTATCAACAGCAATGTATTCCTTGCCTTTAATTAAACCGGGAATATGCTTTTCCAGCGCTTTACATTGTTTATAAAAAATTTCTTCATTTGCTTGATTTACAATCCCGTATTCATACATTGTTTACTCCTCCAATCCGAAAGAATTCAGGTGGTGGTTAAAGTTTATTGAATTCTTTTTCTAGTTTATCAAGCGTTTCGCCATTGCTACACTTTATAATCGGCCCCAACAACTCATCTCCAATAAGTTCATATTCTTGCCCATTATAAGAACCTTTACATACAATTAAGAAAGGGTTTTGAACACTTGGAATTTTTTCAAGATGAAATATTTTTTCATTTTTCAACATAACGTCTTTGATTTTTACAAACATTTCTTCTTCCAATATCTGTTCAAAATTACAAAATTCAAAACTATCTTTTGCATCATCAAATCTACACGTTTTCATGTTTATACCCCTCCTCTCTCAGTAGTGCGTAGTGGCTTATAGTAAGTCTATCTTATCAGCAATTTCATTCAACGATTGCCCATCAAACATCTTAACCTTCATGGCTTCATCGGGTGTTTTACATACAACGTCATCGTCCCCATATCCAACAACAAACTTGTCTTTACTTAATACCAAGACACAACTTTCTACACCGTTATAAGAGAAAAGAATATCACTTGTAAGTCCTGATATGTAATCATTTAATTGTTTTGCATTCATGGTAATATATCTTGATTCTCCTTTCTTTCTTCTGTGCTTAAATCTCTTGTTGTTCTGTCTATAATTTCGCTTCCGTCTTCATTCCAGAAATAATCATGAGCATGTTCACCTTCAGCCCCATATTTATGGTATTTTGGCTTTCCATGATGTGATGAATTGATCTGCTTAATCATATTTCCTTTTTCATTATAAATGGTTCTATCGACTGTTCCATTCCATCCTTTGTGATTGACAACAGCGTAGTTTTTATATTTTTTTGGAATTGTGTAGTGATTGACATTGGTAAAGTCATCTGTAACAACAAGACTACCCTCATCATTATACAAATAATCCATGTATTTTTCAAGGTTTCCAGTATCAATATCTTCATCCTTTGCAAATAACTGTAAATTCATCTTAACTCTTTGATTATATTGTTTTTTGAAACCTCCATAATCCTCAGCCTCAATCTCTACAATATCACCTTGTTCCCTTAACTGCTCTATTTCATCATCATCCAGCGCCCAACCTGCACGCTGTAAGGTGTCGCACCGGCATCTGATATCCAGTCTCGCTACGCCAAATCCTAAAGGGTGTTGTGCTGAATATGGGCCTATATCAAATGCCTCATCAACCTTACGCAATTGACCATGTAATGCCTTATGATCCGGTCGGGTTCTGCTGTCCCTGGTTGCATCCCACTGCTTATAAACATCTGCCCCCATCTCCTGGGCTTTTAACTGACTGTGGTATTTAGCTTCTGAATATATCCTTCCTCCTTCAGTCTGTGCGATGGTGAAGGCTCTTTTATAGTTGGCTTCTGAATATCGGCTAATATTTCTTGCGATATCTGCATAAGAGTAATCATTGGCAATACCACGTGCTATCTCCGATTTGGTGACTGCCTTTAAATCATCAATGTGTTTGTACAGTCGTTCAGAGAACTTTAGCTTTTCAACCTGTCTGGTGATACTCTCAACCACCTGTGTCTGATCCATTGGAAACATCAGGGGAACACCCTGACCCTGTAAGTCATAGAGATTACCAATAAATCCGTCATCATAGCAGTTATTGAGATATTCACTGATGGTCTCATAGTTATTGCTCTTTAGGTTCTCCAGTATGCCGGACACCTGCTGTTCAAGTGCTTCCTGATACTGTATCTGGTATATCTTTGATTGGGTTAAATCATTAGCTTTAAGCCTTGCTATCTCAGTGTTGATATCTTCTAATGCTGTTTCATAGTGATTCTTTATAGTATTCAGGACTTCCTGTTCATTCTCAATCTTGAATTTTAACAGTTCCTTTTGTCTGTCATTCATTTTGTACCAGCTCCAGCTGTGCCTTTGCCTTATTTAGTTCCTGTGCAGGATCTTCTTCCAGTTTGTCTTTAATATCTTCAAAATCAATATCCAGTACATCACAGATACTCTTAAGTGTTGTCTCCTGGTCTAATACACTAGCCGTATTGAGCAGTGTATTAATCTCTAATGCCTTGATTTCTGCTTCTGTTTTCTTGATGGTGGCGTTATCAGTGGCATTGGTCATAATCTCACGTTCAAATACGATATCTATGTCAGATACCCTGTAAGCTGTATTATTTGCCTTATTCACATCATCAATGAACACCTGGAGCATATCCCTAAGAAATGCTTTCAACTTAATCTCTAGTTTATTGCACTTTAGATCCAACAGAGCATACCGTGATTTAATAACTACGTTTGTAACATTACCATCACCGATTTGTGCTGAATTAAAGCCCATGCCAAAACGGTATATGTTTTTCTCATCCAGTTCCAGCTTTGTCTGTCTAGCCTGGTATGGGATGTCAACGGTCTTGATATCAACCCCGCCACCATCTTCACTGACACCAATTGTTTTCTTTGTCTTGATGTTCTGGATTAACTCATCTAAGTCTTCACCTTGGAATCCTTTGACCACATACAGCCCTTCTGATACATCCTGAAGGTTATTAGACAGTCCGCAGGACATCAGGTCATAATCATCAATCAAGGCCTTAATCGGATTCAGGTTCGATATTTGCTTTTTATTATTGTCCAGTCTGAAAAAGGGAATAACATTGAAGTCATCAAAGTAAAGCTCTGTTTCATCACCTTTTCTGTACAGAACATGTGGTCTAGGATTAATTTCCACTTCATCATCAATGACAATGGCTTCTTCATCCTTTTTCCTGTAATACCATACTTCATTTTCATCCCATACCTGTATACGGGTTACTCTTTCATACTGTTCATCTGACATCACCTTTTCCTCGTAAAAATAGATGATATGTGCTTTCTTATCTGAGACATCTTCTGCCCTTATCTCAATCACGCCCAGTGCATCAGCGTTCTTGAACTGCATCTTACCTGCTTCATCCTTGTACAGGTACATATATTCAAAGCCTTTAACACAAGCACCTGTGAGCACCTCAAATAATTCGGCCATAAAATTATCATCAAATGTTTCGTCAATCTTTTCCTGCAACGGTTCTAAACCAGACTGCAGCATTGGTTCATCTCCAGAAAGCATATACTGCACCTGCTGATCAACCAGTTCAGTGAAGAAAGGATGTGGTATTTTGATATTGCTTTTACTGGTATCCTGTTTCAGCTCACCATCACCATTGTAAAAATATAGTTTATAATTTCTAATATCATGTAAGCCCTCATAATAGTCCTGGGCTTTACGGGCTTCTATCTTCCTACTGTCTGCAATATCCTGCATCATAAATGTATTAATTTCACTAATTTCTATCATTGTTTCACCTCCTACACTAACCATTTCTTTTTGTTCATCTTTTCAGCAACGCCCGTTGTTGCATCAGGGGCATCATCGTGTTCATTCTTACCCTCACGTTGATACCGGTTCATTGCCTTGTAATATTCCGGCCATCTGTCCTTCCAGTTAGCCGGGTAGTAAATGTGATCCATTACCCAGGTAGCATTGGAGAGTATCCTTGCCATCTTGTTCTGGGATTGATGAAACCACTTAATTCTTGTTCTGTTGCTGTTGAATTTATCTTTTAATATTCTTTCAACGTTCCGGGCGAATCCACGCCCACCGTTATTACTCTCTATATCTGCATTACCTACGTTGTTGTTATGCAGCCTTTTAGCTGTCTCTGTCTCTGTTTTCTCCATTGGTGCTTTGGTATAATACACATCCAACACATAGGCTTCTTTGTTGTATTCACCGCATATGACCATACACAAAAAATCATTCCCTGTATCCGCTGTATCCACATAGGCAAATATCCTTGTGAATAAGGGCTTCTTTGTTTCCTTGTCATGTGGTGTTTCCTTGTATGTCTTGAAGCCAGAATACAACCTACCCACCACATCAATGGGTGCCTGTTGGTAGTTAGCTTCTGCAATGTCATTACCCAGGGCTCTTTTCTTACTCTCATAAGATTTCTTTGACAGAACAGAATCACATAGCATACTGCCATCATCCTGTAATGCTTTCAGGCAGATATTTTTAACCTTCTTGCCTTCTTCCTGATAGTGTCTTAATGCCTTACCTGCTAAATCATCAGTGGCCCATCTGGTCATGATGATGATTGTCTTAGCCCCTTCTTCCATTCTCGATATCATGGTATTGGTAAACCAGTCCCAGTGGTTCTTCAGAACATTTGCGTTCCTGGCTTCCATGGCATTTTTTATCAGGTCATCAATAATCATGATTGAGCATCCGAATCCTGTGGCTGTACCTGTTGGGGATGTTGCTAAATAGTTATTGTGGCTGCCTTCTAAGCTCCACAGGTGCATGGAGCCATCACCCTTTTTAATCTTTGTATCAGGGAATATGTCACCATATACGATTTTGTCCGGGTCTGCTTTTATCTCCTGGATGTTATTCCTTACCCCTTTTGCAAAGACTGTTGATAAGGTCTCATTGTATGAACCGGTCATTATTTTCTCATTCCGGTTTTTTCCCAAAAGCCATTCAACGAATAACTGTGCTGTTCTTGACTTACCATGCCGTGGTGGCATGTTTATTACCAGGACTTCATCACTACCCTCATAGAACGCCTGGAACAAGTCACAGGTGTATTTCAGATATTCTTTATCCTCGGTGTAGAAGTCAGGTGCCTTTAATTGACAATAAAAATAGAACTCACGTCTCGCAAGTTCCAGTTTAGCTTCAAATATGCTGTTTTTAAGTTTTTCCTTCAAGGGCAATCAGCTCCTTAAGTTCCTCAGTTGTCAGTCCTTCCATTGGGTTATTGATACTCCCTTCAACTTCAATGTTCTGTTTATCTCGCCACTGCTGTGGCTTTCTGTTCTTCAACTAGAATATCTGTGCTGTGGTATCCGGTGCTACTTGTTTAATGGTTGTTGTGGTTTTTTCCGGTATCCCTGCTGCATTTACTTCTATCTTTGTCTCTGTATATTCATATCCTAATGCTCTTTTGAGTAAGGCGTTTTCTACCTGGCGGTCAACAACTTCCTTTCCTTTTTTTAGGGCGTTAGAAATGTTAGGATAT